GACCGAGCAGCCCGAGCGCCTGCTGACCCTCGCGCTCGAGGAGCGCAGGCTGGACATGCAGGACCGGGCATCCGAACGCGCGGAAGTCACGCAGCGTTGGGTCGGCGACATGCGCTCCGATAGCTGGCTATCGAAGAACGTGCGGCCCGTGACACTGGTCTACCTTGTCAGTATCGTCACCCTGTTCGCGTTCGGGAGTGCTTTCAATCTGAACGTTCAGCAGGCCTACGTGACGTTGTTCGGGAACCTGCTGGAGATCGTCTTCGTCGCCTACTTCGGCAGCCGGGGACTCGAGAAGATCGCAAGCATCGTCGCGCCCACGATCGCACGCAAATAGGGCCCGCCATGCACCGCGTCGCCGTCATTCTCGCCGTCTCCGTTCTGGCCTCATGCACCGCGGCCGACCCCCCGCCACGCGCGCGAATCGCGGAGGCGCTGCCGTCGGCCGTGCGGCTCGAGTTCGGCGGCGCGACGTGCTCGGCCACGGCGGTAGGCCGGGATCTGCTGCTGACCGCGGCGCACTGTCGGGCCCCGAAAGCGGCCTATGTCGCGGTAACGCGCGACGGGGACCGACTGCCTGCGGAGCTCGTGCGCGCTTCCCAGCTGTACGATCTCGCGGTCCTGCGCGTGTCCGGGGCTGACTTCCAGCCGATCCGGCTCGCGCCTGCTGGCTCCATCGAGCCCGGCGACACGGTATACGCCATCGGGCACCCGCTCCGGCTCGGGTGGACCGTGTCGCATGGAATCGTGAGCTATGTCGGGCGTGCGATCGAGGAACTGAACAACGGGCTGCCGCTGATCCAGTTCGACGCGACCATCCACCCCGGCTCGTCCGGCGGAGCGCTCATCGACGAGTCCGGGCGGCTGGTTGGCGTCATCGTTGGCGGGCTGCCGTCCCCTGACGGACACGGCCTGCAGCTGAATTTTGCCGTGCCGGTGGAGAATATCCGGCCCCTCCTGCGGGAGATAGTACAATGAGCCTTCGGGACGAACAGAGCGCTTTCGCGCGCGACATCGTGCGCCTGCTGTTATACGCAGGTGAGCAAGGTTTCGAGTATACCTTCGGGGAGTTCGAGCGCCCTATCGAGATGCAGCGGCTGCACATGGCGGCGGGTCGGTCGACGACCATGAACAGCAACCACCTTCGCCGGTGCGCCGCGGACATCTACTTTTTCCGGGACGGCAACCTGACGTACGACATCGCCGACCTCGGGCGGTATTGGGAATCGCTTCACCCAAAGAACCGCTGGGGCGGGAACTGGAAAACCTTCAAAGACCTGCCGCACTTCGAGCGGCAACCGTAGGAGAATGAGCACATGAATCCACCGCGCCTCGTTACGTTCAACTTCACGGCCGTAAACCAGACCTCGCCGGCCCTTCGCGTCGACGTCGGTAACCGCTTGGTCTTCGGCTGCCGCGGCGGCAGCGCTACCCTTGACCTGCAGACGCTCGCCGACGACGGCACGACGTGGGTGCCGGTACGGTTTCCGAACACCGCGACCAACGTTCAATTCGTGACGACTGCCGTCGGAGCAGTGGCCCTTGACGTCACGCCCGGCCAGTACCGAATCTCGTGTTCCGCCTACACGTCGGCGAAAACGGGGTATCTGTGGGTGAACCAATAAAGGCCCACAGGCAACCACAGCGAGAGCAGAACACGGCCGCAGGCGGCGCGGCAGGGGGCGACCTCTGCCCGTGTCCGCCTCCTGCGCCGGTGATGTTCACCTGCGCGCACGTCATCGGCAGCAGCCCGACCAGCGGCGGCGGCTTCGCGGGGCCGACGGGGTATCTGTGGGTGTGGAAGTAAAGTCCCGGGCAATCGCGATCCAGCAGGGGCTACCGCGCACCGTCAAGGTCGGCGCACACCTGCTGCGGTTCGCGTTCGTCTCGGAGCGACGGAACCGCCAGATGATCGGCCTGAACGGTCTGTGCGACTTCGACGCGGGCACCATCTACATCAACCGCGATCACGCCAAGCAGCACTCCCCGGACCGGGTGCTGGCGACGATCCTGCACGAGATCGCGCACGCGATCAACTATGTCTACGGCGTGCGCGACAACAGCGACGAAGAAGGGTTCGTTTCCGGGTTCAGCCTCGGGTTCGTGACGTTCCTCGTCGACAACCCGGAGTTCCTGCTGTGGCTGAACCGGGTCGTCGCGGACATACTCTCCCACCACCACGCCGAGAAAGCGAAAGATGAAGCACCTGATCATCCCCGACGTGCAGGCAAAGCCGGGGGTCAGCGTTGAATTTCTGACGCGAATCGGGCGCTACGCTGCCGAGAAACGCCCCGACAGGATCATCTGCCTTGGCGACTTCGCGGATCTGCCGTCGCTGTCAAGCTACGACAAGGGAAAGAAAAGCTTCGAGGGCCGCCGGTACCGCCGCGACCTCGACGCCGCGCGGCGCGCGATGGACGCGCTGATGTACCCAATCGCACGGGCGCGCAACTACAAGCCCGACCTGCACCTGACACTCGGGAACCACGAGGACCGCATCCGGCGCGTCGTGGAACTGCAGCCCGAGTTCGAAGGCCTGCTGTCCGTCGACGATCTCGGCTACAGCGCCTACGGGTGGCGCGTGCATCCGTTCCTGCACCCGGTCAAGCTTGATGGGGTGATGTACGCGCACTACTTCACTAGCGGCGTGATGGGGCGGCCCATCACCACCGCCGCGGCCCTGCTGACCAAGAAGCACCAGTCATGCGTCGCTGGGCACCAGCAGGGCAAGCAGATCGCCTACGCCACCCGCGCAGACGGAAAGACGATCACCGGCCTGATCGTCGGGTCCGCGTACGAGCACAACGAGGACTACCTCGGCCCGCAAGGCAACCGGCACTGGCGCGGGATCGTGATGCTGCACGAAGTCCGCGACGGCGCTTTCGACGAGATGTTCGTCAGCCTCGATTACCTACGGCGTCGGTTCGGGTAGCGTGCGAACGCGCCCACTCACCACCGCTTCGACGAGCGCGTGCGGGTCGGCCCCCAGCACGGCGCAGCAGAATCCGAACCCATACGGGCGCTGATCGCACTCCGCGAACCAGCCCACAGCGTCTTCGCGCAGCTCCGGGTCGTCCGACCAGTAGTCCAGCACCGCCTGCCGCAGGACGGCGCACGTAAGCGCGGCCGCGAATTCGCCGTTGATCGGCGGCAGACGGTCCTCGGTGATGGCGTCCAGCGCAGCCTCGAATGCGGCGTCGTCGATGATCTCCCGCAGGACTTCCTCGATCCGCATCGCCCCGCCGGCCGCTTTCTGCGCCCGCTTGCGGCCCTCTTCGCGCCGCCGGACGCGCGTGCAGGGAACGCATCGGCCAGTGCTGCGATAGCGCAAGGTGCTGCCGCATGTGCTACACGGCCGCCCGATCTGCAGGTGCGGGGAGGTCCGCCAATCGATGTCCGTATCGTTCGAGCTCATGATAAAGATCCTCCTGCGTGATGCCCTTCTGGCGCAGGGCGGCTAGGACGACTTCGTCGATGCTGCCCTCGACGATCAGATGATGGATGATGACGCCGCGCCGCTGCCCCTGCCGCCACACCCGCGCGTTGGTCTGGATGTACTCATCGAGCGACCACGGGAGCGAGTACCACACGATAGCACGCCCGCCCGCCTGAAGGTTCAACCCGGTTGAGACGCTTCCCGGATGCACGATCAGGGCCGGGAGCTTCCCTGCGTTCCAGCTCTCGATCAGGCGGTCCGCGGCCCCGGATGAAACGCCCCCGGCGATGTGCGGCACGTCAACCCGGAGCACTTTCTTGAGGCGCGCCGCGACGCGCGGGATCTCATGGCGGAACGCGACCGCAATCAGGATCGGGTCGCCCTGCTGCTCGTCGACGAGGTCGGCGAGCACGTCAAGCTTGTCATTGTGAATTTCGGCGACCGTGTGGTCGTCGAGATAGACCGCACCGCCCGACGCCTGCCGCGCGCTCGTGATCTTGGCAGCCTCGTTCGCACTCGTGAGGCCCGGAAAGGTGCCGCGAAAGATGGCACGCTCGGCGTCAATGGTCGCGCGCGACTCGATCCGCACGTCGTTGTCCCGGCGGTCCGGCATCTCGATGTAGTCCGCGGCGTCGAGCCGGTAGCAGATGTCCGCGATCTTGGCCTGAATCTCCCGGTCTGCGCCCTCCCGCAGCTCCCACTTCATGTATCCCGCCCACTGCGGGATACCCACACAGTAGGCGTCCCGGAAAGCCGTCAGCGTGCGCCCGAGACGCTTCCCGTTGTCGAGCAGGCGGATCTGAGCGTACAGGTCCATGAGCCCCTCAGCGGCCGGAGTGCCGCTCAGGCAGTAGCGGCGGCGGAACCTCGGCAGCAGTTTCTGCAAGGCCTTGTAGCGCTGCGTCTGGACGTTCTTGAACCTCTGCGATTCGTCGACGACCAGAACGTCGAACGGGGGCAGCGCTTCATCGAGAAAGCCAGCAAGCCACGCCACGTTTTCCGGATTGATCAGGTACACGTCGGCCCTCGAAAACAGCGCATCGAGGCGCTGCTTCTGCGTACCGTGGACAAGGGCGAAGCTGAGATCGAAGCCCCACTTTTCGCTTTCCTGCCGCCACGTTTTCCGCAGCGGGCGTTGGGGCGCGATCACCAGCGCCCCGCGCATCTGGCCGGTGCGCTTCAGCGCCTCGAGCACCGCTAGCGTGATGCCCGTTTTCCCCGCGCCGGGGCTCAGGAACGCCCCGAAGCCCGGAGCCGCCAGCATGCGCTCGATAACGCGCCGCTGGAACGGCAGCGGCTCATAGCAGGCCGACGAGCGAGTCGAGGATGGCATCGAAGACCTCGACCGACCGCACGACGCAGGCCTCGTGCCCTAGATCATGCAGCCGGTCCAGCATCGCGCGTTGCTCGGGCCGCAGGCGGCCTTCGTCCGCCTTGAACTCGATCCAGACCACATGCCCGTTCGGGGCGATCAGCACCCGGTCCGGCATCCCGGCGACCGTCGGTTTGAGTTTCCACAGCATGCACCCACGCCTTGCGGCGTGTATCCGGCACGTACGTTCAATGGCATGTTCTCGCATCGTCAATCCTTCCTGTAGGCCGGGGCCACGAATCCCGCGCTGCGGATCGGAGCGTCGGGGCACCACGGCGGCGCAGTCATGCAGGACTGCAGCAGTTCCAAGTCCCGCTCGGCGCTCGCCCGGTCGCGCGACTCGACGACGATCTCGTCATGGACGTGCAACACCACCTTCAGCCCGAGGGCCTCGGCACACTGCAGAGCCCACGCCAGAACGTCCCGGCTGATTGATTGTACGATGTTTTCGGTAATTTTTCCACCCCACGTATGCGCCGGGCCCCATTTCCCGGTGCGCTGGTCCACCCCGTCATACGTGATCGCCTCGACCGTGTACCGGTTCGCTGGGTCGGCTGCCCACGCCTCCTGCTCGACCCCGGGCGGGGCCTTGCGCGTCCGCTCCACGGTCTCAAGGCGGCAGTTGAAGTAGGTGATTTCGGTCCCGGCGGGAAGGCGGCACACCACGTTGTCCCCGCGCCGGTCAAACGTGAACGCGCGGTAACGGTAGCTCCGGCCGGTCTGGATGCAGGCGCGCATCGCGTTCTCGAGCCCCTCCCACAGCGCGACGACCAGCGGGTGCGAGTCCCGGTAGGCCTTGATCGCCGCAGCGGCTTCGTCGCGCGTCATCGTCACGCCCATGCCCGCCGCGTACTCGATCAGGGTGTCGGGCCCGAGCCCGTACCCGCCGCCAAGAACCGGCGGCTTCGCGAACGTGCGCTGCGCCTTCGTGACCTGCTCATACGGCACGCCGAACTGCACGGCGGCGAAGTCCTTGTACGGGTCCGCCCCGTCGGCGAATCGCTTCATCTTGGCCGCGTCCCCCGCGGCCCAATAGAGCATGACCACCTCGATCGAACTGAAGTCGGCGATCGCGAGCCACCCGCCATCTGCGGGGCGGATGACCGACCGCACGAGGTCAGCAACCAGTTTGAACGGGCCCGGGTACATCGACCGGATGAATCCGATGTCGAGCGACTCGAGCACGGCCCACGCCGCCTCGATGGCGGCGTCGCTGTCCAGCCCCCGCCGCAGGTTCTGCGGCTGCAGCCCGCGGCCGCTCCAGCGGTGGGTGCGGCCCGCGCCGCTGTACTGGAGCATGTGGCGCACCCGGCCTTCGCACGCCTGCTGGAGCGCGACGGTGTACTTCTTCGGCGCACTCATCGCTGCGCCAGCGCGCAGCAGCAGAACCTCGCGCACGTCGTCCGGGATCTGCTCCGCCAGCAGCTGCTTGATCGCGGCAGCGTCGACCGACTCGACGCGGCGGCCAAGCCGCTCCGACACCCACTGCCGCAATTGCGTTGGGCTGTTCGGGTTAGCAAGCTCGCTAACTTCCGCGATGCGGGCGAGCGCCTCGTCCGCGAGCAGCTGAAACGCGCGCTCGCCGATGCGGGCGCGCTCGAGGTCCACCGGGGCCCCGCGCCGGTTGATCCGCTGCGACAACGTGTAGACCCGGCGCTCGGCCTCCGGCCACGGCAGCCCAAGCTCGTTCAGGTAGGTCGTGACCGCGGCCTCGAGCACGATGTCGTCCGCGTTGTACTGGCGAAACCGCTCCCAATCGCCCGGCAGTTCCTGAATGCCGCCCTTGCGCGGCGTGCAGAACAGCCGGATCAGGCGGCCCGCGTCATGAATCTTGCCTTCCATCCCGAGCGCCGCGCAGGCCTCCGTCAGCGCTGCCGGGAGTGACCGATATTGCGCGTGCCCCATGCTGCAGACCCAGCGGTCTTCGGGCACCGAAACGCCAAGCACATGCTCGACGATCTCGGCCTCGAATCCCGCGTTCCACGCGTGAATCTCATCCGCTGCGAGCAGGTCCGCCCGAAGCTCATCGAGCGGGTTCGAGCGCGGGTTGCGCTCATCGTACTGCTTGGCATTGCCTGCAGCGTCAGTCCACGCGGCCAGCAGCACGCGCGTGGACGGGTGCCGCGCGTAGTTGGCAAGGCCGACCCGGTTTAGGTCGGCCTCGGAGTACGTTTCGAAGTCGAGGTGCATCTCACAGGTCCGCAGCGCGCCGCCACGCCCACCGGACGCCGCGGACGATCCGGCCCCATGCTTCATGAAGGGCATCGCCCACGCAAATCGCGGCAAACGGCAGCACGAGCGCCACGATACGGGCCCGCCGCCAGATTGTCAAGACTCGCATTCCGTGCCTCCGTAACTGTCGTCGTCCATGATCTCGCCCTCGATCTCGCCCTCGATCACCGAAAGCCCCTCGAGAGCGGCCGGAACGGCTGCGCGCGGAAGCGGCGCGCCTTCCTCGGCCTCGAGTTCTTCTTGCAGCAGCGCGAGCGCGCGCCACGCGGCCTTGGCGGAGTGCCGCAGGCCATCCTCGGGGTCGACGCCTCCGCGGTCGACAAGGTGACGCATGAGCGCGTCCGCGTGGTCGCTTGACACGCCGCGCAGGTGCCGGAGCGGGTCCACTGCGGAGTGCTTCCTCCCCCCGGCAAGGGAGACCTCCGCGACCGCCGCCAACGCGGCCGGGAAGTAGTCCAGCAGCCCGGACGCGAGCGGGATTGCCTTCCGCAGCTCGCTTTTCGATGGTAGAACGTTCCCCGCTTTTCTGGTCTTTTTCATTGTTTCCTCGTGGTGGGTGGTGACGGCCGGGACCGGTGCGGCAGCCCCGGCCTCATTGATCAGAAGTCCTCGTCGGGCTCGAGCGCTTCCTCGACAGAAAACTCGGCGGCCGCGCTCACGCCACCGGCCAACGGCTCGCCCTTGCGCGTGAACTGGACGTTCCCGAGGCCGACGCCCACGCCCTTGTTCGTCTTGACGTCGTACGCGTAGAACGTGACCGAGACGTTCCCGTGGTCCCCGCTCGTCCAGTCCGACGCGCGAGCAGGCTGCAGCGCGCCGTCGACGCACTGCGGCGGGTAATGCTCGCTGGCACTCGCGTTCAGGAAGTAGTGACCGCCGTAGCCCTCCCGCCCGAAGTTGCTGTCGTTCGGGTCGTCCCCGTCACGCAGCGGGTTCTTGAGGCCTGCGACCTTCTTGTCGCCCCATCGGGCGTCCCGCACCGCTTTGATCGCCGCCTTGATCTCGTCGACCTGCGGGTGGTCCTTCGGGATCAGGATCGTCGTGCTGAATTTCTTCTCGCCGCTCAAAGTCTCGGCGGCTTTGAATACCTTCAGGAAGCTGAAGCGCACGTTCTTGATCACGAGACGTTTCGTCGCATTGGTATCTGCCATGGTCCTATTCCTCTTCGTTAGGTTGCTCGATGGTGAAATCGCTCGCCGCGTCGAGCCGCAGCGGCGGGCGGGGATCGGAGGCCGGGGCGAGTTTCGGCGCGCCCGGCACCCGAACAGTTATCCCTTGCAGTTCTTTCTTGCCGAGCCTTCGCGCGGCCTCCGTGACCGTGATCAGCCGCCGCTCGATGCGCCACGCGTCATCACCCAGCAACTCCGGCAGGCGCTGCTCCGCCTCCGGTGCCCATTTCGTGGTTCCGCGCCCCTCGACCAGCTTCCAGCCGCCGAGGTCTTTCCCCTCGCGCAACTCACGCATCGCGCGGGCCTCGATATCGTCACACCAGCGGCGGATGTTGTCAAGCTGTTCGAGCAGGGGCGGCAGGTCCGCGGTCGCGACCGTCGCGAAGTCCTGCGCCACCATCGAGCGCGCCAGATTCGCGCGGGCCGCGCAGTGCGAGCGCCCCGGGCACCACCGGCACGCCCCCGGTGACGGGTTGAACTGCGCCGGGTTCTCGACAACCCGTCGCGCTGCGGCCCGCACCTTTTCGCCGAAGGCCTGCATCTGCTCGAGCGAAAAGGTCGCGGTGCTGACGTGATCGCGCCGGGGCTGCACGACGTGCAGCTGCACTTCGCGGATGTCGAAGATGCTCCCGAGTTCGTACAGGGCCCCGAGCGCGTACATGCCAAGCTGGGCGTTGGGTTCGCCGCCATTGGCGGCGTGCACGAGCACGCCCGTTCCGAACTTCAGGTCGGCTATGTGCAAGGTTCCGCCCTCGCTGATTGCAATGAAATCAGCGGTGCCGCGTGCGGGCGCGCCGTCGATCATCTCACCGGTGAGGTGACCGATGGTGACAGGCTGCTCGACCGCCGCGCTCACGGCATCGGAAGCGAGCCGCGCGCAGTACTCCACGTACTGCTGGATGTACGGCATCCATTCCGCCTCCACAGGCGTAACCGGGCCCTCATCGTTCAGAAGGAATGCCGCCAGTTCCTCGGACGCGCGCTTGTGCGCGAGCGTGCCTTCTGCAGCGTGGTCGGACTCCGCCTGCTGGAACAGCGCCCCGAACGTCGCCGACGCCGGGCACCGCATCCAGCGGTGCGCGCTCGATGGCGACATCGTCGCGCGCGGCAGCGCGTCCGTCGGTTCAGTGATCGTCAGTGCGATTGTTGCGTCCGTCATCGGATGGCCTCCAGTTGGTCCATGACCGCCGCGGAATCCTCGGGGGCGACGTCCACGATGGAACGCAGGCCGAGGCCCGCGATGAACTCCCGCACGCGCTGCGTGCTCGTGCGCTTCGCGGCCGCGATCGCCGCTTTCCGCAGTTCTTCGCCGCTGTACACGCGCACGGGCGGGACCGGCACCCGCCACGACTCGTCACCGCCGGTCGCGCTCACGTTCGGGGCCTTCTGCAGGCCTTTCCCGTCGACCGCGCACGCGGCGGGTTCGTCGTTTTTGGAATCGGGCGCACCGTTTTTCGAATCAGGCGCACCGTTTTTCGAATCGCAGACCGGGCACTCGGGAAACTGGCACGCGTCCGCGGCCTCCCATTCCCGCGCGAGCGGGAGCAACGCCTGCAGGGCGCGAATCGCGCCCTCAACGGACGCAACGCTGCGGGGATACACTTCGAATCGGACATTCATCATCGGTGACCTCGTGGTGGTGATGGTGGTGGGGGTTGCAATTGCGGGCGAAGTATGGCACACTTCCGAAAGCTTTGCAACCCCCACCCCACCCACCACGGAAAGGACCAGACGATGAAACGGCAACCGAAGACCGAACGGATCGGGCTCGCACTGGAGCCGGAACTGCGCCAACGCGTCGAGGAGTACGCGGCCCAGCATGCGGTTAGCATGAGTACCGTCATGCGTTGGGCGCTCATCCGCTGGCTCGCGGAGCAGCGCCCTCGCGCAGCGGAGTGACCGGGCGCACGCCTTGCGTGCCCCCATTGGGCGGCGAGTGGCCGTGGCCTAGGCGGGCCCGGTCATCCGTCATGATACTGTCCCCTTTTCGCAACGGTAACCCACCATGTCCCCTTTCGTCATCACCCATACCGGGTGCCAGTTTCCGCTCGCCGAGCCCGACCCGGCGAAAGTGCGCGTCGCCGACATCGCGTGCGCGCTGTCCCGTCTGCCCCGCTTCACGGGGCACACGCTCATCCGTTGGACCGTGGCGCAGCATTGCCTGCTGTGCCATCACCTCGCGGCCGCGTTCGAGCCCGGCGTGCCGCTGCACGCGCTGCTGCACGATGCGGCGGAGGCGTACATCGGCGACCTCAGCACGCCGCTGAAAGCGCTGGTGCCGGAGCTCCGGGCGATCGAGGACCGCATTCAGCGTGCGATCCTCGAACGGCTCGGGTTGCTTCCGCCGCCCCCGCACGTCGCGCGCGCCGTCCACACGCTCGACCTGATCGCGCGCGTGGTGGAGCAGCGGTGCCTGATGCCGCCGATGCCGCCGGACGCTGACGCCGACGCGGTCATCAGCACGCCCCTTGGCGAGCGGCTGATCGACGCCGGGATGGAGTTCATCGCGCAGAACCGCTTCGGCACCGCGCGGCACAGGAACGAGGTCGCGCTCGCGAAGCGCTTCGAGCGCGTGCTGCAGGACGAACTGCGCGCGGGGCGCGCATGAACGAAGCCGTCATCCGCTACGGGGCCGCGCGGGAGGCCCTTATAACCAACGGTTATGAGCCGATACCTTGCAAAGGGAAGCGCCCGATTCTCGCGGACTGGTCCGCGCGCGTCGGGGTGCCGGGCCACGACGACGCGAACGTCGGCCTGCTGACGCGCGCCGCCCCCGCGCTCGATCTTGACATTGACGACGCCCCCACGCAGGCGGCCGTCGGTGCCGTGGTGCGGGCGCTTGCGCCGGAGGCGCTTCGGCGCACCGGCCGCGGGCACCGGTGCCTGTACCTGTTCGACCGCGCGGGCGGGCCCTTCAAGAAGCTGCGCCGGGAGTACCGGCGGGGTGACGAGCGCGCGGTCATCGAGTGGCTCGCCGACGGGCAGCAGTTCATCGCCTTCGGCCGCCACCCCGACACCGGGCAGGAGTACCGCTGGGATGGCCCCAGCCCGCTCGAGCGCGGCACCTTCGAACTCACGCCCGTCGACCGGCACGGGGCGCTTGCGATCCTCGACGAACTCGAGGCCGCGCTGCTGCCGCTCGGATGGGAGCGCACCATCGCCGGAAGCGCGGTCGGTGCCATGATCCGCCGACGCGAACCTGTCGCGGTGCCGTACGAGCCGACGACCGACGCCGAGCGCCTCGCAGTCGAAGCGCTCCGGTGGCTCGACGCCGAAGACTACGGCAGCTGGGTCACGGCCGGGATGGCGATCAAAAGCGAAGACCTTCCATTCGAGCTCTGGGACACGTGGAGCCGCACCGCGCCGAACTACGACGCGGACGCGTGCGCCGGGCGGTGGGACACGTTCCGCCCGCGCGCCGTCGGCCTGCACCAGCTGCGGCGCGCCGCAGGCCTCGGCACCGCAGAACTGGACTTCGCCCCGATCAAAAACTGGCAGCCCCCGCAGCCCGGAAAGGAGGCGGGCCCCGCGGAAGCGGGCCCAAAGGGCCGGGGCATCCGCACGGTCGCCTCGCTCGCCGATGAGGCCCCGCCGCCATGGCTCGTCAAGGGCCTGATCCCGCAGCGGTCGCTGGTCGGCCTGATCGCGGCCCCGAACGTCGGGAAATCGTTCCTCCTGCTCGACCTGTGCCGCGCGATCGAGCAGGCGGGTTCGGACGCTGGGGTGCATTGGTTCGGCAGGCGCGTGAAGGCGGCCCCTGACGCGATCGCGGTGGTTTTCAGCTATGAGGGCAGCACCACCCTGCGGGCGCGCGCCCTGCGGCGGCGTTTTCCGGGCGCTGGCGCGCGGATCGTGGTCGAGCACGGCTGGCCGAACCTGCGCGACCCGGCTTCGGTGGACCGGGTGAGCCTGCGGCTGCGCGAGATCGAGGAAGCGCTCGGCGGCCGCGTGGTGCTCGTGGCCTTCGACACGCTCAACCTCGCGCTCGCAGGCGGAAACGAGAACGCGCCCGAGGACATGGGCGCAGCGGTGGCTTCATTGAAGCGGCTGCGCGACCGGCACGGGTGCGCGGTGGTCGCGGTCCACCACCTCGGGAAGGACGCAAGCCGCGGCGCGCGGGGCCACAGTTCACTGCTCGGTGCGCTCGACACGGAGATCACGGTCATCGGCGACCCGCAGGGCGCGGTCCGCACCCGGACGATCGAGGTGACCAAGGTCCGGGATGGCGACCGGACCGGGCCGATCGGGTGGTTTGCCTTGCGCGTGGTCGATCTCGGCTTCGACGAGGACGGCGACGCCGAAACCTCGTGCGTCGTGGAGCCGACGGTCGAGGAGGCCGACGGCCCTGACCCCGTGCGGTCGGCGGTCGTGGAGGCCCTCGCGGCGGCACCGGGGGGCCTTGGGCTCAACCAGATCGCCCGGGCGGTCGGCGGCAAGAAGGCCGCGCTGACGGCGGTGCTGGCCGATATGGTCGCGCGCGGCGATCTGGTCGAGCGCTCCGGCAAGCGCGGGGCCCGGGTCTTCCTGCTGCCCGGGATCGAGGCCTCAGGCGGCGAGGATCCGTAACGCGCAGCAAACGTCGGCACTGGCGGGCGAGGTGCCGACGGATCGCGTCAGCCCAGCGCGTCCATCACCGCCCGGACGAAGGCCGCGTTCATTCCACATTGCGAAATTAACGCCTGTCGGCAGGGGCGGTTCGGGGTCGATGTTGCACTGCGGTGACTAGTTCCCGGACTGGTTCCCGGGGGGGTCGAAAAATCGCGCTTGGGAACCAGTCATGGGAACCAGTTCCCGTGACTGGTTCCCGCGTGGGAACCAGTGATGTGGATAACTAGGGTAAGTGCTTGATCTTAAAAGGAAACAACTGGTTCCCGCAACTGGTTCCCGATTGGGATCCAGTGGGCGGCGGTCCCCCTTCAGGGCGGCGAAATCGTAAGTGGTTCCAACACTGTGTGTTGGAACCACTTACGATTCGCCGAAGGACTGGTTCCTTTTTGCGGCATTGCAACATGACGACCAGACCCCCGCCCTGCTGGTTGGCGGGTCGGCGAAATGGCACGTTCGCACCCCTGCGGGTTGGAGGGTTGGCGTGCCGTTGATACCAGTCACATTGCATAAACTTCGCCGGTCATTACAATGCGCCGGACCGTGGTCAACCGAACGGGAGCTGCAATGGAAGTGATCGCATGGAAGGACGCGAAGGCGCGTGGGCTGACGCGCTACTTCACGGGGCAGGCGTGCCGGTATGGGCACGTCGCTGAGCGGTTTGTGGCGAACTGGCACTGCGTCGAGTGCCGGCGGGAGTACGACGCGAAGCTGCTCGCGAGGCCGGAGCGCAGGGAGAAAATGCGGGAGAACCTAGCGAAGTGGCGCGCGACGCCTGAAGGGCGCGCCGCACTTTTGATCGGCTCCGCGCGTCAGCGCGCCAAAGCCAAAGGGCTCGATTCCGACCTCGACGTTCAGTGGGTCGCTGAACGCATCGAGGCCGGCTGCGCCATCCTCGGCGAGCCGTTCAACCTGACCGACGGCCCGCCTGACGGGCATCCAGCGCACCCTCGCGCGCCCTCGCTGGATCGCATCGACAGCTCGCGCGGCTACACGCGCGATAACGTCTGGGTCATCTGCGACGCGATCAACCGGGCGAAAGGCAGCATGAGCCTGCGCCAGCTGATGGGGATGTGCAAAAAGGTCGCCGCGCGTGAATCCGCGCTGAAGGCCGCCGGTCTCCTGTGATAGGGCGGGCTGGTGGGCGCACGATAACGCGCGTCCGGTTATTGTGCGGTCGGGCTGTTACGTTCGGCCCCGCCCGGTGCCGGCGGGCCGGAGCACCCGCGGGCCGGAGACGCCCCGCAAACGGCCAAAAACGGGCCGTAGAGCCTCGATCCGGGGCGGCATGGGGTTCGGATACCGTCCCGGCCCAAAACGGCTCTACGGCCCGTTTTGGGCCGTTTCCGGGCATTTTCCCGTATCGTGAAATTCGAACAGCCGGTGTTGCTTTTTCGCAACGCTTTTGGCCGTGTGAACGTACCGTCGCGGGATGGCTATCATTCCGCCTGTGGACCTGTGCGGAGGGTGCCGGATGAAGCGTGCGCTGCTGGTCGTGCATGACACGATCCTCGCGGTGTTGGTCGAGCTGTTGTCGCTGGTGCTGGCACCGTTCGTGCCGGTCGTGGTGCTGTTCGCACGGTGGGACCGCGAGCCGACGACGTTCACCGGCGGGGAGGACGAGATCTCGTGGCCCGAGATCCGCGGCGACCTGCCCCGGTGGGCGTACATCTGGTCGACGCCCGATGAGCGCCTGCCGGGTGATCTCCGCACGTCGGACTTTCACGCGCAGCTTTTGCGCCTGCGGTGGCGTTTCGGTGCGCGGGTGGCGCGCTACCTCGTGAGCGTGCGATGGCTGCTCCGAAACCGGATGTACGGGCTGACGTGGCTCACGAGCGCGCGCCCAAGCGATGGCGACCTCGAGCCGAGCCCGGAGCCGGGCATGGTCTGGCACCCGACGGAAGGCATCTGGCGGTGGTGGACGCGCCTTGGCCCGCTCGCGCTGCATGTGGGCTGGAAGTGTCACCGTGCAGACGAAAAGGCCCGGTGGGATACCGGGCCATTCGTCGCCATCCGGTTCGTTTCGTTGCGGCGGGCGCGTTAGGTTCGCTTCGGGCGGTCAGTCTTCGTCGGCGGCGAGCAGGGCGTCTTCGCGGAGCTGCTCGCCGCAGCCGGGGCAGTGCGTGATGCGGTAGGGGTCGGTTTTGCCTACCGACTGTAGGACGTCCTGCGTGAAGTACCTCGGGGCGAGAATGAGGCCGTTCCAGCGGTACTCCCGCCAGATCGTTTCCCCGCACTTGCAGCGGCACGCGTTGGTCATGGCCGCACCCGCCGGATGCTGCGCGCGTAGCCACCGCTTCCGCCGAGCAGGCGGCGGACCGTTTCCGCGGTGACGGGCACTTCCATCGCGTCGATATTGGCCTCGTCGCGCTTCAGGCCGTAGTCCGCTGCGAGTTGGACTGCGCGTGACACCGTCAGTTCGCAGCCGAGGGTTTCGCCGACGTTATTGGTCAACAGGTAGAATTTCATTCTTGGTCCCACGGGAAGTCTTGCAACAGGTCCTCGATGAGGGCGAAGATTGATTGACCGAGCAGGAACCCTGACATCAGGACAAGCAGGGCCTCCGCGACGATCAGCAGCGTTTCTCCATTCATTCGTTTTCTCCTGTTTGGTTGTGGGCGTCTCGCGACGCCCGCCGGGTTGCCTACACGAGCCACCACTCGATGGTGGCCCCTTCAGGGAGCTGGGTCGCGCCTTCTGGAAACCGCGGGCCGACGTACTGGCCCACGATCGCCATGTCGTGAGGCGTGAGCTTAATGCTCACGCGGTTCACTTCGACAGGGCGGTCGAGTAGCTTTGAGAAGACCGCCGCCGTATCGGCGTGCCCGACCGCCGACACGATCTGCGATCGCGCGCTTTCGAGGATGCGCTTCGCAGCGTCGACGCTGATCGGGGTGGGGGCGCGGCCGCCCCCTTCCTGAAGCTCGGCGAGCTGGGTTGCCCGGTCGAGCATTGAAAGGCTGAAACTGTTGCAGATGTAGATGGTCATTGGTGACCTCCTTTCCGTTGGTTGATTACTCTTCTTCGCATTCCAGAAACTGCGCGATACCTTCCCCTTTCTCCGATGGAAGGTAGGCCACGATTCCGAGATCCTGATCCCCTTCGAGCAGGGAGGTGTACACTGCCCGCAGCACGCGCCAGTCCGCCGTCTTGCTTTCTTTCCCCCATGCATCGGGGACGGCGTAGATCATCACCCCGTAGCTATCTCCCGCGTGCAGTTCTGCTTCCTCGCGCACGGCTTCCTCGGACTCTTTCGCGCAGACAACGTACTGCGGGCCTTTGAGGCATCCGCCTTTGTAGGCGATCGCGATGTAGATCATTCGTTTCCCCTTTTTCTGGTACGCTGCCACCGTGGCAGCGATATGAGGCGAATATTAGAAACTGTTTTGAAAACTGTCAACCCCGCCACCGACCGTTCGTCGGCTGGTGGGGCCCGGTCATCTGGGCCGCGATGCCGCCATGCGGCGGATGCGGTCGCGCTCGGCCGCAGGTAGGGTGGCCAGCAGGTGGGTGTTGGTGGCGATACGGGCAGCGGGCGTGCGCCCGGTCCATGCCTGCTCGAAGACGTTCCAGACGTTGACTTCGCGGGTCCGTGCGAAGAACTTAGTTTTGGTGGGCGTCATGGTCAGACCTCCTTTCCCTTTGTCCCGTACAGGTTCCCGGCCGCGCGGATCGAGGCCAGCAGGGCCCCGTCTGTTTCGCGGCGGATGGTATGTGGTTCCAGCGGTTCGGCACGGCCCTTGCCGACCGCGATCAGGTAGTTTTTCAGGGCCGTGATGTGCTTGAAGGCGAGCTCTGTGCCGCGATAGTCTTTCGCGGCGATGAAGTAGCCACGGCGCATTGTCTTTCTCCTTTCCGAATCAGTACAGGTTCCCGGCTGCGCTGATCGCGGCAAGCAGGGCCTCGTCTTTTTCGCGGCGGATCGTCGCCTTGTCGAGCGGGACTGCCGCATGCTTGTTCGCAGCGTCAAGGTAGCGGGTCAGCGAGGTGATGCAGCGGAAGCCAATCAGGCGGCCGTTTTGGTCTTTCGCGGTGATGAAGTCGGGCATGGTGGGTTCCTTTCAGGTCCGCCGCCACCGTGGCAGCGGTATGAGGCGAATCTTAGAAAATGTTTTGAAAGCTGTCAATACCCGAAACCGACCGTTCGTCGGCTGGCAGCGCCGGTTGTCGCGACTCCGCGCCGGTGGTATACTCGGGCCCCGTCTCAATCTGTTGCGCGTAAACAACAAGTATGACCATCCCCAAAGGCGTCAGCGGCAATCCGAAAGGCCGGCCAAAGGGTGCGGTCAACAAGGTGACGGGCGAGCTTCGCAATGCCATTCTCGAGGCTGCGCGCCGCATCGGAGAGGTCAACCGTGCCAACGGTGAGGCCGCGGCGAAGGAAGCAATCGTCGCCTACCTCGAGCGCTTTGGCCTCAGCCCGCATAAAGAGGAACGCATTGCGCTGCTGCGGCTCGTGGAGAAAATCCTGCCCGCGAAGGTCGTGGGCGTCGGCGCTGACGGCGAGGACGGCCCGCTGCGTATCATCATTCGCACCGAGGCGGACGCTGATGCATGATCACGCCGAACGTGATCACGCGTCGCGTGATCATCTGGACCCGAGCGCCCCGCCGCCCGAGTTTGCGGACGCGCTGTTCGACGTGACGTGGGCGCTGACGGTGGCGCTGCCCATCATGATCGTGCTGGCCTGATTGCCTCGATGCCGGACATCGTTCTGCCGCATGGATTCACGCCCCGCCACTACCAGCGCCCCATCATGCGCTTCTTCGATGCTGGCGGAAAGCGCGCGTGGTGGTGCGTGCATCGGCGCGGCGGGAAGGATCGCACGATGCTCGCGCAAGTGAGTAAAATGGCTCACCGTCGCGTCGGCACGTACTGGCACATGCTGCCGACGCTGCGCCAAGCACGCAAGGTCGTGTGGGACGGCATCACGAATGACGGGCAGCGCCTGATCGACGTGACGTTTCCGCGCGAGCTCGTGAGCAAGCGCAACGAGGCCGAGATGAAAATCGAGCTCAAGTGCGGCTCGATCATCCAGCTGGTCGGCGCTGACAACGTCGACGCGAACGTCGGCGCGAACCCGGTGCATGTGACGTTCAGCGAGTTTGCGCTGACGCATCCGCGCGCGTGGCATCTGCTGCGGCCGATCCTGACCGAGAACGATGGCAGCGCGGCCTTCATCTCCACGCCGCGCGGGTACAACGAGTTCTGGGAGGTCGGCGAGGTCGCGCGGACCGACTCGAGCGGGCGTTGGTACTACGGTCTGATGCCGATCACGGCAACAGGCGTGATGACCGAAGAGCAGGTCGCGCAGGAGATACGCGAAGGCATGCCCGAGGCGCTCGCGCGGCAGGAGTATTACTGCGACTTCAGCGCGGCGAACGTCGGCGCGGTGCTCGGGAAGTGGATCGAGGAGGCCGAGCGCGACGGCCGCATCGTCGACGATCTGGTCGCGGACCCTGACGGTGCGCCACTGGAGCTATCGAGCGACATCGGCTACAACGACACCTGCGCGTGGTGGCTGTGGCAGCGACTGCCGGGCGGCTGGTGCGCGGTGCTCGGCTACGTCGAGGACAACGGGCTCGATGCGAGCGACTGGATCGAGCGCTTTCAGGCGCTCGGGTGGACGACGGCGCGCATCGGGCAGGTCTGGCTGCCGCACGATGCGCGGGCGCGCACGTTCGCTACCAAGACGAGCGCGCTCGAGCAGTTCCGTGCGGCAGGCTACAAGACCGACATCGTGCCGCAGGTCAGCAGGTCGCACCGTATCAACGCAGCGCGCAGCGTGGCGCGCCGGTGCATATTCAACCGCACGACGTGCAGCGTCGGCCTGCAGGCGCTGCGCGAGTGGCAGTACAAGTACGACGAGGAGCGGCGCACGTTCAGCAGCGAGCCCGAGCACAATTGGGCGAGCCACGGCAGCGACGCGTTCAGTTACGGCGCGTTGACGATGGTTGCGCGCGCGGTGGAGCGGCCCGAGGCCCCGCAGCCGCGCGTGTACGCGCGCACCGCTGACCGCGGCTTCACGCTCGAGGACTTGTGGGAGACCGCACCTAACCGGAGCGCGCGGGTATGAACGAAGAGATTACGGCGATCGCGGGCGAGATCAATCCCGCGGGATACGAAGCAACGCCCGCGGGCATGCAGGCCCGCTGGGAGCGCGAACTCGAGGCGTCGCGCAAGGAGCTCGACGATTTCCGCGAGAAGTCGAAGATCGTCGTGCAGCGCTACCTCGACAAGCGCGACGCCCTGTTTGCCGACACGCAGAAGACCGTCAACCTGTTCTGGAGCACGACGCAGGTTCTGTTCGCCTCCTTGTTCGCGCGGCCCCCGATGGTCGACGTCAGCCGCGAGTACAAGGACGAGGGCGATGACGTCGCGCGCGTGGCCGGCACGATCCTCGAGCGCATCTTGAACAACGGGCTGCAGCGTGACGGCAGCCGCGATCGCGACGCGTTCCGGCAGGCGATCAAGGACCGCTTGATCGTCGGGCTCGGGCAGGTCTGGGTGCGTTATGACGTCGAGACGGCGCTGCAGACCGTGCAGGCCGAGCGCGATCCCGTGACGGGCGAGCCGCTTGGGCCCGACCTCACGGCCGAGGTGATCGTGCGCGAGGACGTGCCCATCGAGTACGTGCATTGGGATGATTTCGAGTGGAGCCCGGCGCGGACGTGGGACGAGGTGCGGTGGGTCGCGCGGCGCGTGTATTTGACGAAGGAGCAGGCGACAAAGCGGTTTGGCGAAGTGATCGCGAATCAGCTTGCCTACGCGAACAGGAAAATCGGGAAAAGCCCGATTGACGTGCAGGCGAGCGCGTGGTCGAAGGCGTGCGTGTACGAGATCTGGTGCAAGGATGAGCGCAAGGTCTACTGGTTCAGCAAGGGCGCGCCGACGATTCTCGATGTGCGCGACGATCCGCTCGGGCTCGAGGGCTTCTTTCCGTGCCCGCCGCCGCTTGCGGCGAACACCACGAGTTCGCGCTTCATGCCGAAGAGCGACTACGCGATGGCGCAGGACATCTACGCGCAGATGGACGAGCTGAATACGCGCATCGCGTGGCTGACGAAGGCGTGCAAGGTCGCGGGCCTGTACGATCAGAACACGAAGGGCAGCGTGCAGCGGCT